CGGGCATTAAAGACACCGGTAGGAGCGCAGAAAGTATTTCGGGAAAAGAGCAATACTAGAGCGAATGGAAGAAAAGCGAAGTGAAGATAAGTATTCAGAACTGCGGCTGTTGAAAATGAGCGTGGAGTGGCTTGGGCAAGCAAGACCAAAACAGGTCGGGCTTCATGTGAACTTGTGCTGAACGAGCGACGGCTAAAGCGAGTGGGCTATCGAGATTGGCCCAAGACAGTAAATCAAGATAATTCATCCACTTGTCTTGAGCGGACGGATCACGGGACTCGAGAATGAGACTGCGGTAGTGAATGCCCTCGGCGGAATATAGTGGAACCGGGCCGCCCAGCTCGTATCCAGAGAACTCACCTGTTGGCCCGTTCTGATTCTTGAACTCCCACACTGAGTCGTTGAACGGACGAGAATGACAATACCTGTCAATGGCCTCGTCATCGCCATTAATGGCAACCGTGTCCTCTGAAGTCACATCGTTGATCAAAGATGCTACTACGGCGCGACGGAGGCTGTTGAGGTCCAAGTGTAGCGATCTCCGGAGTTCTGCATCGTGGCCATGGGGCCATGTTGACTGCGGCTAGACAGCCGTCTTTCGATATAGGCTTCAATGTAGTTACGAGGAAACCCCGACTTGTGCATGACGTACGCATCGAAATTCAAAACGCCTGCATCACAGCCAACATCCCAACGAGTGACATCAGAAGTGTGAACGCCATTACCAACGCGCCATCGTTTGCTATACTGGTCGATGAACTGTTGTGGATTCATGCGTCTGTAGAACAGAAAGTTCTCCGGAAACGCATCAAACAGCTCATTCTCCAAAAATAATGCAAACGGCGCATCGCCCAAGGTCTGTGCAATGTCGTACTCATGGATGAGCTGGCCAGGGATGGCTTCAAGCTTGTGTCTCTTTTCATCCTTCTTAATCACTTGACCCTTCAAAGAAATGCGAATGTCAGATCCAGTGCGATCCGGGTCATGAGCGTTGAGCTTGTCCAAAACAGCAGACTCGGTGCGAGTACGTTCGTATTCCGAAATGGCCAAGTCACAATACTCTGCATGTTTCATAGCGGTCCACTTCGGAGGATTTGGCACGAGCTTGTCGTACTCGGCGCACATATCGGATCTGGTGCACCTGGCCATCCTACGAGCATTAGCCTTGGACGACTGAGTGGTTAATCGCTTGCTGACGGAGAGGAAATACGTGGCGG